AGATGGTTATCCCCCTCTGCAATAGTTGCAGTTCCCGGCGGATTTGTACCATCTAATTGACTAACGTATGTTGCTGATTCTACTGACATATATATTCTCCGTTAAACCCCTATCAACTCAACCCATTCTTTATTAGATTCATCCCATGTGTAATGTTTTTCATCTTCTGGATATGAAACTGGTGAATCCCATTGACAGGAATCTTCATTTAATGTCCATGATGGATAAGGTTTGGGCGGGATGAAAGCATCTCTTGCTTCATCATAAGAATAACCAACACCAGCGTAATTCTTTCTAATATTGTTGTTGTAAGAAGTTTGTTTCCAAACATCCCTTGTGTTGTAAAGATTGTTTAGAAAATCTATTCCTGTTTGCTCATTTAAAGCAACATCATTCGATACAACATGAACAGCCTCAATGATATTACCAACACCTAATTTAGCGAAATGCGCCATAGTTTTACCCCGTGTAAGTGCCGTCACCATTGAAAGTTAAAATCGTATCCGACCCAGATGTTGCAACGGACGGACTACCAGTTGTCGTGGTAGAGTAATTAGCCGTTGGCATTCTCAAAATGACTACGCCAGAGCCGCCCGAACCGCTGTTATACCCTGATTCACCCGTGCCGCCAGAACCGCCACCCGTATTAACTGTCGCATTTGCAGAATTGACGTTACCAGTAACACCAGCCGTTCCACCTCCACTGCCCCCAGATCCAACACCTGCAGTGTACGCGCCACCCCCGCCTCCACCGCCTCTAGTAACTGAAGCGGCTGTAATTGTTGAAACCACACCATTGCCGCCATCACCTCCATCTGCAGAACCAAGACAGTCTCCACCTACGGCGCTTGCTCCACCTCCTCCACCGCCACCATATGGGGCTGAATAAGGATCACCAGAAGAACCACCAGCATATCCTTGATTGGCAGTACCTGCGCCACCAGCATTAGAGCTGTCTTTTCTGCCAGCGCCGCCACCAGAACCACCGGAACGACCTGGTGTGCTGGTGTGGTAACTGCCTCCACCACCCCCAGCGGCAGAAGAAATAGTTGTTATATCCGATCCCGAAATCAGAGAAAGGTTTCCATCGTTTCCCGGGCCATCAGTTGTCTGAGCTGTGGCGCCAGCGCCAACAGTAACTGTGTATACGATTCCTGCATTAAAAGTTAAACTAGATTCGGAAGCACCACCACCACCAGAAGTTTCACTATTGTAAGAGGCTCTATATCCTCCTGCGCCGCTACCTCCTGATTGATAACCAGCCCCACCAGAACCACCCCCAGCTACAACTAAAAAGTCCGCTGAATAAGGTGCTGGCACAAGTGCTGATGTTCCCTCGTTAGAAGCCGAAGTAACCACCCAACCTTGCGTAGCATCTACATAAGTTAATAAAAGACCTATACGCTCCTTGTCAGCAAGGAGCATGGTTGCAGATCCCTTAAGATTTAGACTGTTAGGATTAATAGTTACTCCATTAGTATCAAAGGTTCCTGCATAATCTACGATAGCAATTTGATCCCCCACACTTGCCGATGCTGGAAGCGTTACAGTAAATGCAGCTGCTGTTGTATTACACGGATAACCTTTTCCAGCAACTGCAGTAAAGCCGGTTGTTTGAACAGCTTGCCATGTTATTCCACTAGCAACTTCTGCCCAAGACAAAGCACCAGCAGCAGTCGTGTGTAGAACTTGGTCGGCAGCATAAGTTGCGTTTAGGTTCGCGGCTTTTAGTTTAGTTGTCATATCAACTCCAGCCTAACGATACGGCTTGTATTCTTGTTTCTTTCGCTGCGCCCTGATTAAGCGTCTTGATGCGGTATCGCATTGCGGTTCCTGATGCAGTCGCCAACGTGACATCGTGCGCTGACACGATGAAACTTGGGGCTGCTGTGCCTGTCGATCCCTGCGCCACAAGCGTCATAGGAGTCCAAGCAACACCATCATTGGCGCTGTATTCAGCAGTAAGGTCTGTGTTTAATGTCGCAGTCCCAAGACCATTCGTATAAGTCATCACGATGTCACCCTTTGTAGGCGCTCCATCATTCGCAGTTGTCGCGTTGGATACGAGTTCCATGTTGGAATGGGTGGTGAATGCATTGGTTAGGTATCTAATAACAACGATTCCAGAACCGCCCGCGCCACCAACATGACTTGCCCCAATACCAGAACCAGCGCCTCCTCCACCTCCAAGATTGACCGTTCCAGCAGAACCAACGGCAGCTACTCCACCAGCACCTCCGCCGCCAGCACCACCTGTGCTAGCCGAACCAGAAGAAGCCGCACCACCGCCGCCGCCTGCATAAGTTACCGCAACATTAGTACGTAGAGAATTCGCTGTACCAGCACCACCGTTTCCACCAGCGCTTGATGTTCCATTTGCACCAACAGCAGTTGCCCCGCCGCCACCTGCACCGCCATAAGCACCTCCAGCAGCAGCGCTTGAACCAGAACCTCCATCATTGCCTTGGCTTGGGGAGGTGGATGGAGTATTTCCTGTTCCGCCAGCACCACCACTACCATGACCTGCCCCACCGCCGCCTGAACCACCATTGCCTCCAGCACCTCCACTACTGAATGCCCCCGTCCCACCGCCACTTGATGTAAGTGCATTAAATACAGAATCTTCACCTACAGTATTGGTTGCACCACCATCACCAACAGTAATTGCATAAGAAGCGCCACTTATAGATAAACCTGTTGAAGTTCTAAAACCGCCAGCACCACCAGCTCCAGCATTATATGCTCCACTCCCACCAGTTCCACCGCCGCCACCACCACCAACAATAAGATAATCTACTGCTCCAGTGCTTGCAACAACAAACGACCCATCAGCTAAGAAAGAATGAACCCTATAATTGTCAGCGCCATCAGTGTAGGTTGAGATTGTTCCACCAGTTGGGTCGGTGCCGCTTACTCCTGAATAATAATTAGATGCATTTCTAAATTCATCAGTAGACGCTGAAGCATCGATACCAGTAGCATCCATGAAAGCATCTTCTGTCTGGTCTACTAGATTGTATTTTGCCAGCGATCCATTCACTGCAACCTTGAAACCTAGCAGAGCAATGTCGTCCTCTATCCCAGAAGTGTCAGTAGTGACAGTTCCCCAATCGACTGTAGACGCGCCTGTTTTCTTTAGAAACTGCCCAGTGGTTCCAACGGATGTCGTATTTAATTGATCGACATCTACGGTGTCATTACTGGGTTGCCCGATATCAGTAACATCCCCAAGGAAGAGGATTGTCGCTACAGCAGCAGTTGGTGCGGTAGAGGTTAGTGTTAAGGTCGTTCCAGAGATTGTGTAATCAGTGGTTGGGGTTTGTCTTACCCCGTCGAGGAACAAGAGGGTCGAGTTTATAGTCCCTTCTTGGTCTAGCGCGATAGATGAGCCGACAGGAGCGGCTTTGGTCTGGGTTGAGTATCCCGCTAATTGGGGCGGTTCGTTTCCGAGATAACTCATAATTATGTATCCGCCAATTTTATGAAAGTAAATCCAGTTTCCGTGATATCTGTATCACCCCGCGTTGTAACTACTCCCCCATGCCCTGCTACATCAGCGTCCATGCTCCATCTAACCTTTTGATTAGTTAGATCAGTTATTTTTAACAAATGATGAATATTGATGTTTCCGCGAAATGCGTAATAGTTGGAAGTCCCTGATGTCGATGCCGTCGTCCAAGCACCACCATCATCCGCCGTGTATTCAAGCAGACCAGCAGCACTAGCGTTTGCAGCAGTGTTGATCGTGAATTGCCCCAACAAATACCACCAACCCGTTCCACCAGCGGGAAACGTAAACACACCGCTGGAGTATGTCATTCCAGTTCCTAGATTTACGTAGCCGTTTGTGTCGCATACTTCGAGGACGCCAGTGCTGTCGCCAATGGGGACTGCATCACCTGTGAAATCACCAGTCAGCCGCCATTGACTAGCAGTAGTTATTCCACCAGCAACCGCACCCCAGCTCGCGTCACTCCCATCAGTTGTTAGGAACTTACCGCTCTCACTTGTCTGGGAAGGCAAGGCATCCACAGTCCCCCAAGTGCCATCGCCCTTGAGATATTTGCTGCTTGTGATGCCTGAAGCATCAATTAAATTTACGTCAACTTTTGTCGTTGCCAAAGTAACTTCCTCTAAATTGTTCTGCGATGTATGCCTTTGCTTCTATCAAGCAGTTAGGCAGCATGTCATCTGGTGATATTGTCATCCATACCACAAGGAATGGGATAAGAAACCAATGGGCTATTCTTGCTATCCCTACTATAAAATCCATTATCCTTTAGGATATTTGTCTTTAACTGCCTGACGCTTACCTTCTAGTGAAGTAATCGCAGCCATTCTTTCTTCAACCACGCCTTCCCAAAGGGCAACAGTAATTTCATCTATAGGTGGGTATTCTGCTTTGCGTTTCTCAGCGTAAGTGCGCGTGTCTGGTGCAGGATCAGGCTCAACAAATGTAAATACATTGCCGTCCCAACTACCGCCTATACGAGCATCGCTGGTCGCTTCGATTAATTCGGAATCAGGTATGGAGAACTCTGTAACACCATCCCAGACAACTACATTCTCAACAACACCGTTTCTAACTACCGCGTAATTAGCCATTATTTATACTCCCAGATGACTACTATTCCCGGCCCGCCATTATAGCCAGTACCAAAATATGGCCCATAACCCCCCTCTCCGGGGTTTAACGCGGTAGCACCCTTTTGCGCCCCCGGGCCCCAATAACTCCCTACGGACGCATAACTCCCTGCGTAAACATTACCCCCAGATAAATTAATATCACCACCTGTTGCTGTAGTTCGAGTACCAGTATTTGATGCCGCAAGAGTTCCCGCAGGGCCTCCTAAACCAGTAATAGTGTTGGCAGCGTCTACCCAACTAGAGTTGCCACCTGCTGTTGGCGATCCTCCAGCGACTCCAGCGGCCCCGACTAATATAGTAGCCGTTGCAATGCTAGAAACATCTAAAAACTTAATCGCAGTTGAACCAGAAAATCCTCCACAACTAGCGGAGGCGCCACCACTATAACCGCCCCCTCCGCCACCAGTAACATACATAACTACTTTTGTTACATCTGTAGGTCTAGTCCATGTTCCACTTGGCAGTGATCGCATTTGTACAAACCCAGAAGATGCTATAGCAGCCCAACTAGCCGCGCTTCCGTTTGTAGTTAGGAACTTACCGCTCTCACTTGTTTGGGAAGGTAGTGAATCAACAGTAGTCCACGCCATGTCATCCTGAAGGAACTTAGCCCCATCGGGTGTTCCTGTCGTGGCTAGTTCTGCAACACCAACTGAGTCATCCGCCATCTTAGCTAGGGTTACTGCATCATCAGCTAACTTTAATGAGGTAACAGAACCATCAGCAGGAACAATTGCAGTTCCAATATCGTTGATGCCTACTACTTCCACAGTAGCCCCATCAGCAAAGTTCCCCGACGCGAGAGTAATGGTCGTGGGAGTTCCTGCTATTGAGAAGGCGTCTGTCTGTTGAACAACACCATTCACTGTGAAGATGAGAGACTCTTCGCTAGGTGCAGTCCATGTTAAGACAACAGTATTAGTCGAAGATCCAGAGATGGCATACGCTGCTTTTAATCGTATGTCAGAAGACTTTAATTCTGTTCTACCTAAATACGACATCAGGTGATCTCAAGGACTGAAGCAAAGATATCAAGGTTTCCACTAGCGTTAGAGGACTTAGCATGAAGTTTGTCTCCAGACTCCATATTCAACTTAATGCCATCAAACACTAAAGAACTATTGGCTGGGACTGGGGTTGTCTTACAGATATAGTAGTTCGGCGTTCCCCCCGCACTTATGTCTTCAACAGCAATGTCTGCATCTACACTCACTGTTCCAGTATTGCAGACTGTTAAACTGTGAATCACTGTTTCAGCAACACCAGCCGCGTGTGCTGCAAACACTTCTGTAAGAGCGGCGTCTGTGAGGGTCTTGCCCTTGTTCTTAAATGCATTTGCCATATTTTTGTCCTATTAACCTAAAGCAATCGCCATTGCAACGCCAGTGCCAGCAGGGTCGCCTGCTGTTGGAGTTCCCCATGACGTATCAGTTCCATTGTTTGTTAAAAACTTACCAGAATCAGAAACAAATGATGGTATTAGTGCTGCTGTAGTTGTTGATGGGAAACTGCCCTGCAAGACTGACTTAATTAGATTAAGATGTCCTTGCGGGGAAGTTCCTCCACCTTCAGATACCGGATCGCCATTAGCAGGGTTAGTCGTTACAAGCTGACTAACTCTTGTTGCAGTTTCTACAGCCATTACGAGGCTGCTGAAGTAAGCGTTACAGTGACAAGCAGAACATCACCACTAACAACAGACTGTGCTGAACTGAAATCTACTGCTCCATATAATGTACCAGTAGTTCCGCTTTTCGTGCTATTGTTGGTTAAAAACGCGCCATAAATGTCATCAGTAGCGTTCATAGTAAATAGTGCTTTGCTTGCGCTATTATCTACAGACTTAGCGGCTACAGCACCTAGTGTAAGTGTTGGTCTAACAGTCTCGCTATATATAGCGAGTTCTGCCCAACTACTATGTGAGGCCATCGTATCAGCAGCAACCGGTGTACCGGTATCCTTCAAGCCAACATAATGCGCGGCTGTATAACCAGAACCCTTAAAGTAGTTTGTTAGTACATCATTAAGTCCTGCATCAACGACGAGGTTTTCATTCACCTCGCGCCATTTTTCCTTGCCGTCCGCATCATAGCAAACTACTTCCCAGATGCTTCCTAATGTTAATCCAATTTTACTCTCGCTCATTTTGATACCTTAGTCCATGTTGTTGATGGGTCAGAAGAAGAAGTCCATGTTGTCGATACTTCTACATCAGGCTCCCACATTTTTCTTTCTGCGCTAGTAGAGCCTAAATAACTTGTAAGTGTTACGGTCTGTGTGTACTGATAGTTTGGTGTTATCGAATCTCCAAACTGCGCCTCGAATGTAATCGTGGGCATGTTGTGAGAAATGCTTACATCAAACTCAGCGGGTAATGTTGCTATCTTCGTATACTGGTAATTAAACCCCGCAGACATTCCAAAATTAGACTCTAGATTGACAGTCTTCATATTATGGGTTGGTGTGCTTTCGCCTAAACTAACGCCCAAGGTGCTTGTTTTGGTGTACTGTCTATTAGATGTTATACCCATCCCCATAAAGAATGGGAAATTAACATCCCGTATATTATCCTCACCAAGAGACGTGCCAAATCCCATTGAAAACGAAACAGACTTTAACTTGCCAAACCTTATATCAGTTACGCTTTCATCTAGAAACAGTCCAAAAGAACTGCTCTTCTCCCTATCGGGCGTGTTCCAGTTTACTCCTATTGCGCCACTTCCACTAACCCAAGTTATGGGTGCAATAGCCTTATTCCATACGAGGGAGGACATTAGTGGTATCCAGTAGTATTAATAACTCTCATCGATGAGCCAGAATGTCTATCTCTTGCGTCTGCGGACTGTATAGAGGTTATAGCGTTTACAACAAAATCTTTCCAAGTACCCATTCTTGTATCATTAACTAGAAAGGGTTCTGCATTTAAAAGAGCGCCATATAGATATAGGTCAGGCGCATTATCTAAAACCCAATTGGTTGCAACTGTAGAAGACAATGCATCAAAGGCTTTATAGAAATCCATTTCCATTGTCATCACGGAATCAGGTGCTGGCCCTAGTATTAATTCGTTTGCAACCATTGTATACATAAGGGGAACCCCTGTTTTGCTACCTCCCCACACTCTATCGTGTATCTCTGGGGTAACATACTCAAGGGCTGTTATAGGGTCAGTGTTAATCTGGAAGTTACGCATCTGGATATAACCACCGGGCAATGCATAACTCTTTTGCCCCGACACTGTACTTGCCGTATACCTTCCTTCCATACCACGAATCCTCAACTCTCTATTGAATTGAGCCTCGGCCAGAGAAATAAACTCTGGGATTCTATCTGTCAAATCATCCCGATTTAACCAGTTTGCTACAGAGGCTTTAAGTTCTGTATAGGTTGTAATTGCCATTATTGCGTCAGTTCAGATATTTCCAAATTACCATCAGTAGAGTTCCTGATTGCGGAAATTATTTGCCCCGGAATACAATCAAAAGTGTATGGCTCATTTGCTTTTAAAAACACACTAGCAATGGCAGATGCTGCGACTGAACCTGTAGTTCCGAAATTAACATAGCAATCTGTACTTGCATGAAGCATCACTGCATATGTTTGATTTCCTACAGGGCTGGCTGTCCCAACTGTTGCTGCATAAGCTAATGTCTGATTTACATTTAGCGGCTTGAAAAAATATTTAATGGCTGTCATATCGATTTCCTATATATGAGTCGGGGCAACTCTAAAGTATTTGTAGTCTGGGTTATTAAGATAAGCGGCAAAAAGAATAGGGTCTTTCCAGATATCACCTTGAAATCCTATACCTGTTCCGCCTGTTTGCTTGTCCCACAGTTCTAATATATTATGTGGAATAGTATGGCTATGGTGCCACTCCCCTCTTTTGAGAGACAGTTTGTCACCTGCATCATTAAACTTTCGTTTAGTATATTCAAGAATAGGGCCAACATCTTGCTTCGTGGTAAAAGTGACAGAACCGTCTGTATGCTCAGTAAGATCTGTACGTCGATACGGGCTAGTATCTAGCAGTGTTGTTCGTTCATTATTTATTTCCCACTTCATAAAGCCTCACTCCCTATGCCGCCTATAAAGTCTCCCCGACCTTTATCATAAGATTTTTTTACCCATTCTTCAGCAGATTTAGGCACAGGCTCATCTTTGGGCCGTACCTTTTTTTGTTTCTTTTCTAATTTCTGTGCGATCTCTTCGATTTCATTCATAATAAGATAGGGGGTGAGTTGCCCCACCCCCTTTTTTACATATTAGTCTGCAACGTCAGCCAAGAAACCACTTGACTTTTCGTTCTTAGACATTAAGCCGTATTCAGCAAGCAACATCTGCCGAACGCTATCACCGGTCTTTGCCAGCGGCCCCGTTGAGAAGGGACGCAAATAAGCAATTGCCCAGTAGTCCATATCCAGAAACCAAACATCCCGCGAACGGAACTGATTCCTATTAGGAACGATCTTAAAAGTTCCAAAATCGGATATGTAAACGTCCACCGCTGCGACGACATGAGCAGGTGAATCACCCTTCGTATCAGTACGAAGTTCAGATACAGTCTGCGTCAAGGCCGAGATTGCCTGTTTCTGAGGTGACTTACACATAATCATGTCAGGCTCACCACCAGAATCAAAACATTCTTTAATGACTGTCTTGATACCAGCTTCAGTAATGGCATTTGCAGTTGTAGCATCAGTTGGCGCTGCTGTACCGTCGGAACCTACAGCAGCCGCACCTGCGGTTGCTCCAGTCCCTAGAGTATGGTAGTTAGTTCCTACCCAACAGGATAAACCACCCGTTGCTCTCGCTGCAGAGGATGTACCGGCAGAAGACGGAACATTTGAAGTTAACATGAATTCCATGTCTCTCTTCATCTGCTTCGCTTTTTTAGCCAACTGGTAGGCTTGCGAGGATTTTCGGCCTGCATAGTCTACTGCTTCGTTGGTTCCGGAAGTTTGAATTACATATCGACTTATCTGTGTGCGATTTCCAACACGCGCTGGATTCACTCGTGCATCATTATCAGGGTCTTCACCCTCTTTCTGGCGATTAGCTGCACCGCCAGCAATGGTATCTGTCTGCCACTCAAAGTGAGTATTGTCAGCAGTCGCTTTACCACAACCTGATAAAAATGGAGTGTCCAAAGGCGCAATATTGTAGATCACATTAGATAGGTCTTCTCTAATACCTACAGCACTGTAGGTCAGAGAAATACTTGTTGGCACACTAGCCATAATAGTCTCCTATTCTAAAAATATATGATCCTCAAGCATATGAACTGCATCATCGATGCGGCCACTTGCTTGTAGGCGCTTTAATTGTTTAGTACGTTTAACCTTAGAACCCTCTCCTTTCTGCGCTCCTCTTCCTGCTTTAACCACCTTCGGTTTGTTCTTAACCTTTTTTGTTTTAACATCTGCCTTTTGAAGTTCGTCATACTTCATGGCTTTATACAAAACATGGATTTGACGGCTATCCACAAGGTTTCCGATCTCTTCAGGTGAAAAACTCTGAGCAGTCGCATACTCTCTCAAATTTCCCCTAACCTTCTGGGAAGAATCTGGATTACTAAATTCAGGAATTAACTCTTGCAGCTTGCCTACTTCTCCAGCAGTCCATTCCCGAAACGACTCTTGGAATTTCTCTGATTGGACTTTCTGCGCTTGCTCCTGTTGATGCCTGTATTCAATAACTTTTTGTCGGGTTTCATTAATTTCATCACGCTTTGTAAAGTATTCAATGGGGTCTTCTTCTTTGAGTTTTTCCCAATCAATATTGCCATACTCTTCGGCTTTAGCAGATGTTGAATTAATAATCTCTTCTAGGCTATTAATGTACTGTTGACGCTCCCCTTGAATAGATTGGAGTTCATGATTATACTTTTGAGTTAAATCATCAAATCCTTTTCTGTGTTCAGAAAGTTCCTGCGTCTTTTTTGTGTAGTCTGATTGTCGAGAATAACCTTTCGCTAATTCATCAAGGGTGACTTCAAATTCTTCCCCGCCAACCTTGACGGTAAATAATTCAGGTTCCTCAGATTCCTCAGTCTCTTCTTCAGACTCTTCAGATTCATCATCTTCTTCATCAGATTCAGATTCCTCTTCAACCGATTCATCATCTTCTTCCTCGGTTGATTGTTCTTCTTCTATTTCTGGAATATCCTCTTCGGGTTCCATCATGTCTAGAAAAACATCCGTTGCCTCCTGCATACTGCCGGGGGGCGGTGGTGTCGGCTGGGTAGCCGGATGCGGGGCTTGTTGCGTGTCCGCCATAACAAATCTCCTTTAGATGTAAGGGTGTTGCTTGTCAAGTAACTGAGCCATTTTCCCACTATCTACAATAGAGATTAAATGTACTCGCACCCTTTCAAGCAGTCGTATCGCCAACCAGAAGGACTCTCGTTGGTCTACATCTGTTGATGCTGTGGTTTGCCACAGCATTACTAGTTCTTTTTCAAGAGACTCAAAAGCCTCTGTAAGCAAACTATCTTCTAATAATCTTTCTGCGTGTTGTTGTCTCGCTAGATCATTTTCCATTCATTATCCTATGCCAACAGGCCGTTGTTGTGTTACTTCAAGAGCAACCTCAGCGGCTTTAATCTGGGCATCGGACTTTGCTTTCATCATATCCACTTTTACTTTCTGTGCTTTTATTTGCACGTCAGCGGATTTAATTTCAAGTTCTTTTTGTCTAATCTTCAAATCCTCTTGCGCCATCTTTTCTTCTGCCGAAGGTTCTTGGGGGACTGACTCAGGATCAGTTAAGAAATCATCAACATTCTGGAACCCCATATTCTTTATTAAGGCTGATCCCATATTGTAAAGATTCTTTTCTGATACTATACTTAATCCTCCAGACATTGCTTGAGAAGCAAACTGCATCATGGTAGAAAGATGTACTAACTGCTGATCTTTATTACCATGACCTAGGGCAACAGAAACAGTGCAATCATATTTGTCTTTCCACATATTAGGGCGCACTGGGATCCATTTATTTCTAATCATAA